ATGAAAAATTTAAAAATCAAAAACTTAGATGAAAAAGATATTCAAAATTTGAAGAAAATTAAAATAATTGAGCTGGAAGAAATGAAACTTCAGGATTTAAAAATTCTGAAAGTTAAGATTGAGACAGCTATTGATAGCAAAGAAAAAGAATAAGAGCCATTAAAGGCTCTTTTTCTGATTTTTCCACAAGTTTTCCATGCTGTTCCGCTTTTTTGTTGACATTAAACAAAAAAAGATAGCCATTTCTGACTATCAGTTTATAAGTGATTTTATTTTAGCAACAAGCTCATTTTCAATTGATTCCATGTGCGTTTCCACAATCCTTGCTGCTTTTCCATACAAATCTTTTTCTTTGACACCTTCCTTTTTCAAGTCATCCAGGATATGAAGCAGTATCTCTTTTGTCTGCTCAAACTCATCTTTTATCATTTTAGATAATAGCTTATAAGTAGTTTCCTCTATGATGTCATGCATATCGCTTTCAAAGTTAATCATTTTAGCATCGAAAAACGTTTTAATTTCCTTGCTGATAACGTCCCAGTTTTCTTCTAAATGATTATTCTTTATATACTTCAAAATACGTTTCTGCACCGCCCAACGCATATCCTGTATTTTTAGTATCAAAGCTATTTCCAGACCTTTGCCTTTCAGAAAATCGTTGTTTAACTGATTTTCTAGTTTAGCTAAGACTGTTATTACTTTTTCCTGCTGCTCAAAAAGTCTTTTTTGCTGAGTAATATAAGTGTAGCTTATGACACCCATTATTCCTAGCTCAACTATAGCTTTTGCTTCTTCAAAATTTATCCCCACAATTTATCCTCTTTTCGCTGCTACAATATATTTTTATTCCCTTTTTTTTCAAAGTCAAATATCTCTTGAATAAATTCGGATGGAACGAGCTTAGTTTTCAATTCCTTTATGCAGCCTAGAACTGTGTCCTCTCCAATTTCTTCAATAAAATTTGGAATCCACTTTCTGTCAATTTCTTTTTCTTTTAAAACATAGTTTTCTAATTTGTCCGAAAATCCATTTGCAATTTCATCAAATTTTTCTACTCCAGATTTTGCCTTGTTTACAATTTCGTTCTTGTAAATTTTGCCTTTTACCATTTCAACTGCCTTGTTAATTATCCAAATTTTTACCATTTTATCCATTTTATCACTCCCTACTTTATTCTTTTTCTTAAAATGTCTGCATATTTAATCATCGCTTTCCTCTGTTCTTTTAACAATTCCTGTTCTTCCAAATCAATTGTTTTAAAAGTATCATTTTTTTCAATAAAGTTATTCAATTTTTCGATTTTAAAATCCAAATCTTCTAGTTCTTTTTGCAATCTTAGTTTATAATTGTTCATTTTACCGCTCCTAACTCTTTATTTTACCAATATCAATTTTAAGCTAGCTAACAAGCCCTGCAATCAATTTTCGCTTATTAGCTAACATTTATACCAAAATTATTTTTAACGTCCAAATACAGCTTGTATTCAAGTCATTTTTTTACTACTTCAGTTCAAAATGCGGCGTGTCATTCATTTTCCAGTTTCCACCCCATTCGACATTTACATTTTTGCTTTTTGCAACTGCCAAGATATGATTTGCGATTAATTTTAGTTTTTTCTCATCATATCCCTCAGCGGATGTGAATTTTCTGTATGTTCCGTTTTCGATAACTCCACAAGGGAATATGTCAACTGCATGTCCAAATCCGTCTGACTTGATTTGATGGTTTGATTTTGCTCTTTTCCCATCGCAATTTGTTACAATTCTGCCTGGCTTGCTTCTTCCGATTTGGTATAAAGCAAACTGCTCCTCTGCTGTTCTAGCACCATCCGTGATTCTAAAATCAAATGGGCTGTTTTCAATTGCTGCTTTCATTACTTCAACCAGCTTCGGATGTACTTTTTTCATTTTGTCCAGACTTGACTGGGCAAAAGAATATTTTTTATTCTCTGTTGCTACGTTTTCATTATTATCCCGATTTCTTAAATATTCTTCTTTTCTTGCAATTCTGTTCATCCAGCCGTCAAAGAATTTTTCCTGTGTCCTGTCAGCTTCAACTTTACCCCTGTAATAAATTCTCTGCAAGTTATGATAAACTTCCAAAAATTTATCAGGATTTACCGCATTTAATGCTTCCAATGTTTTGTTCCCGATTATTCCGTCAACATCAAGATTTGCGTTTGTCAATTGATTTATAGCAGTTTGTGCGTTTTTTGTTCCATTTCTGCCGCTGTTTACAGCCCAGTCGCATATAGATAAAGCCACTTTGTCGTTTACAACTTTATCTAATTTATTCCCAAGATAGTATTTTTTTAGATATATGTTTTTTGCAAAATCAATTGTTAAATCTTGCATATCTCCCTTATATCCAAAATCTCTCGCTTCTTCTTCAATTATTCCATATTTTGTTTTTCCACCTTTGTCGTGCTTGTCATCTGAATATCCGCCCTCAACTCTCAGCAGATAGTCAAATATTCTTTCAAATCTGTCCATTTAAATCACTCCTTTTCTAATTTTGAAAAAAATCACTTACATTAAGCTCTAACATTTGCTCAATAGTGTATCTTTCAAGTCCTGTAACAGCCATTTGTTCTGCTATGTCAGCAACTTCTATGATGTCCTGTATTTTTTTAGATAAAACTTTTAATTCCGTTCTATTTAGTTCTATAAATTCAACAAGCCCTTTGTCATTTTGTGCTTTCACTTTTTCTATCTTATCCTGCTCCAGCACCCACATCAAAGACATTTTTAACGATAATCTATTTCTGTTCTTTTCGTTGTTTTCAAACGTGTATTTTTTGCCGTTTTTTTCAATAGATATCGGCTGATTCAAATAATTGGATTTTGCTTCATCTAATTCCTTCAAAGCCTTTTCTCTCAATTCTTTTAACTTTGCATTTAGCAAATCATTATCAACTTTCCAAGTGTGAGAATCTTTATCCCATATGCTCCACTCATTTGGCTTTGCAATAGTCACTATTGTCTCGTTGACTTCATCAAGATAACTTCCGTCCGCCAACACGGTTTTCCCGGCTTTTAATTTCTCCAATTCTGTCATCTCTCTTAATTCATCTGTTGCTTCATCCACAACTGGATTTTGAAGTAAAGTCATCGAAAAAGACATTGTTTTTTCATTCCAATCTGGGAAAAACAGTTTAGGATTCTCTTTGAATTTTTCGAGACCTAGCGTGTTTAGCTGCGCTATTAATTGTAATGTGTTTTTATCATAAATATAAATTATCATAATTTACCTCCTTATTATTTTTTATTTTTTTGCTCTCTTAATCTGTGTAAATTGGAAAATTTATTCAAAGTTGAAGTTTTGTCAATGACAAATCTACTCGGATACATTGCAGGAACTGATACGACAGAGTGGTATGTCAATCTGCCCTCGCACATAAAAAAAGATAAAGTAATATCTGTTACTAATATTAACCAAGCAAGCTGGTTTGAATACTGCAATTTAGATATTGATTCAAACTGTATCAGAGTAGGAAGTAAGGGGAACGCTTCCAATGTTCCTGTAAAAAACATAAAAGTCTTAGTTGCTTATTTTACTTAATCAGTAGCAACTGAAATTATCTGCCCGGATATTTGTAAATTAGCATTAAATCCAGAACGTAAGGCTGGAAAAAATTTTAAGCTTTTAGTTGTAGCTTCTAAATATAGTTCAGCAACTTCTCCGCCTGCTCCTCCTGTTCCGTTCGCACATGAACCGCTAATGCTTTTGATATTTTTACAGAACCAATCCGGCAGAATGAATTTAGTTTCATATTCATTTTTAATTGTTAAATTTCCGAAATCAATAATTCTTAAATTGCCCGATATTGTTAAATTAAAAGCTTGATTTTGGATGCCATTTGTACTGTTTAATCTTACAGTCTCTGTTCTAAAACTGGATAAATTTTCCAATTTATCCGAAATCGGCTT